CCCAACGGCGTTTTGCCTCAGTTCAGCACGGCCCTTCTCCAGGGGGCCTCCGCCGGCCTGGGTGTGGCCCACCACTCCCTCACGGGGAACGTGTCGGACGCCAACTACTCCTCCTCCCGCGTGGCCCTTCTCTCCGAGCGTGACCAGTGGCGGAAACTCCAGCCATGGTTCATCCGCAGCGTCTGCAAGCCGATCTTCCGCGCCTGGCTCGAGATGGCTGTCACCAAGGGAGCCGTTCAGGTCCCCGGCGTGGACATCGAGCGCCTCAGCGCCCCCACTTGGTGGCCCAGGACCTGGGAGTGGGTGGATCCGCAGAAGGACGAGGCCGCCTCTTGGAACGCGATCTGCCACGGACTCTCCACCCCGCAGAGGGAGTGCGGCCGCAACGGTCTGGACTGGCGGGACAACATCGACAAGTTGGCTGAAGTCGTGGACTACGCGAAGACAAAGGGCCTTGTGCTGCCCCTGTTCCAGCCCGTCAAGGCCATCCCCGACCCGAAGGAGGCTCCCGATGCCGCAGCCGCATGATTTCCTCCGGATGCTGGGCCAGCCCCAGACCCGGGAGCACCATCCCCTTCCCGGTGATGACGCCCGGGCCGTCGAGATGGCCAAGCCTCAGTTCCGCACCCTCACCGTCGAGCGGGCCAGCATCGATCAGGAGGCCCGCACCGTCGAGATCGCCCTCTCCAGCGAGACCCCCTACGAGCGGTGGTATGGCATCGAGATCCTGGGCCACGGCCCGGGAGAGGTGGACCTCTCCCGCCTCCTGAACGGGGCCCCGCTCCTCCTCCAGCACGACCATGCCTGCCAGATCGGTGTGATCGAGTCCGCCCGTGTGGATGCTGATCGGGTCCTCCGATGCATCGTCCGGTTCAGCAAGTGCGAGGACGCCGAGGAGGTTTTCCAGGATGTCCTGGACGGCATCCGCTCAAAGGTGAGCGTGGGCTACATGCTCACGGACTACACCGTGACCAAGGGCGAGGCTGGCTGCCCGGACACCTATCGGTTCGTCAACTGGATCCCCTACGAGGGCTCCATCGTCTCCGTCCCCGCCGACGACACCGTGGGTGTCGGGCGGTCCCTTGGGACCACCGAGTCCCCGAATCCCCCGGCCCCTCCGGCCGGCACCGCGCAGGAGGTTCGTATGAACCCCAAAGAACAGATCGCGGCCGCCCTGGCGGCCGGCACCATCACCCAGGCCCAGGCGGACGCCATGCTGCGGGCACTGGACAACCCCGAGGGCGAGCGTTCCACCGTCATCGAGGCCCTGCAGCTGCAGGCCATCGCCGCCCGTCACGGCCTGGGCAAGGAGGCCGGGGAGATCCTGGCCGGAAAGTCCATCGCCGAGGCCCGGGCCGCCGTCCTCGCCCTCATCGCCGAGAAGGGCGCCCAGCCCCTCCCCGCCCTCAACCTCGACATGAGCGCCCAGGAGGCCCGGAAGTTCAGCTACGCCCGGGCCATCCAGAACCACGTCCTGCGCTCCGAGGGTGTGAGGGTCGCCCGCAGCTTCGAGGACGAGATCCACGAGACCATCGAGCGCAACCTCCCCGCGAACTACGCGCGGAAGGGGGGCCTCCTGGTGCCCATGCAGCTTCGCGCAGGGCTGGACACGGGCACGGCGACGGCCGGCGCGGAACTCAAGTTCACCACCGCCGGGGAGATGATCGAACTCCTGCGGAATTTCTGCGCCGTGATCCAGATGGGCGCCCGGATCCTTCCCGGCCTCAACGGCCCCGTGACCTTCCCGAAGCTGACCGCGGACGCCATCGCCTACTGGATGGCCGAGAACGGAGGCTCGGACGTCACCGCCTCTGCCCCCACGTTCGGCTCCGTGACCCTGGCTGCCAAGCTCCTCCAGGCCACCACCTCGTTCTCCCGCTCGCTGCTTCAGCAGGCCGTCATCTCCATCGAGTCCACCGTGCGCGAATCCCTCGCGTTCGCCCACGCCAAGGCGCGTGACCGCGCGGCCATCCACGGCCTGGGGTCCTCGAATCAGCCCACCGGTATCTACCGGACGACCGGAGTGAACACGAAGGCCATGGGCGGCGTCCCGAGCTATGCCCTCCTCCAGGACATGATCACCGAGGTGGCAATCGACAATGCCCTGCTCGGGAACATCGGCTGGATGACGACGGCGCAGATGGCCGGGAAGTTGGCCCAGGTCCTGGAATCCAGCGTGGCCGGCGCGAAGTACATCTGGACCGGGCAGCGGCAGAACGGCGAGGTGTGTGGCTACCACGCCATGAGCACCAACCAGGTCTCCAGCCTCATGTCCACCCTGGTGGACACGGGCGGCACGTCCCACGGCCTGATCTTCGGGAACTGGGGAGACGTCATGATCGGCGAGTGGGGCGCCATGGAACTCGTGGTGGATCCCTACAGTCTCAAGAAGCAGGCCATGATCGAGGTCGCCTCCTACGAGATGTGCGACGTCGAGATCCGGCACCCCGAGTCCTTCTGCGTCGCCACCGGCGCGGCCCTGAGCTGACCGCCATGATCACCCGGCAGATGCTGTTTCACCGCGGCACGGTCCTTGAGGATCGTGCCGTGGACCCGGGCCAGCAAGCCCCCGTGCCCGAGCACCTGGTACGGGCATTCCTCTCCGCGGGCCGGGCCTCCCTGGTCCCTGGAGAGGCCGAACTGGCCCCTCCCACCTCCATCACCCCCGCCTCCATGGGCCTTGCGCCCGAGGCCCCCGCCCCTAAGAAAGGAGGCCGCAGATGAACTCCCTCACCTGGCCCGCCGCGGCCGTCATCCTCAACCTGCTCCCCATCGCGTCCATGGCCTCCACGACCACGGGTGCGGGCGTGGATCTCCAGCCCTACAAGGGCCACGCCCTGGCCCTCCTCCTCGTGGCGGCCCCCTCCGCCGGCACGAATCCCACCCTGGCGACCAAGCTGCAGACCTCCCCCGAGGCCAGCAAGATCACCAGCGTGACCTTCACCGGCACCGGCACGGGCCGCCTGGAGATCGAGGCCGGGCCGGACCCCGTGGCGGAGACCATCACCCTCACGGCCCTCACGGACGTCACCACGTTCAGCGTGGTCGGCAGTGTCTCCGGCGCCATCGGCACGGCGACGGTCGGCACCAGGTTCACCAGCGCCCAGGTCAATCTCCTGATCACCGCGGGGGCCACCACCTTCGTGGCCGGGGACGCCTGGGCCGTGCCCACCACCGCCCGCACCTGGACGGACCTGGTCGCCTTCACGGGCCAGACCTCCGCCCTGACCAGGCAGAAGAAGGTCGTCAACCTCGACTCCTGCCCCCGCTACATCCGCGGCGTGGCCACCCTGGGGGGCACCAATTCCCCCGCGTACACGGGCGGCCTGAACCTCCTCGTCGTGGAGGACTGACCATGGCGCTCGCGGACGATCTCCGGCAGTGCATGCGCGACGTCGCCCAGCTGGGCCTGAGCCTGCCTCTCGAGGCAACGCTCGAATCCGGCCTGACGGTGGCATGCACTCCGGGGGTCGCCTCGAGCGAGGACGCCCTCACGGGCAAGGCCTCGGTGGCCGGCAAGGACTTCGTCCTCCGGGTCGCCTCGGCTGATGTCCCTGGGATCAAGTCCGGACAGGCCCTCGTCTGGAACCAGAAAACCTGGATCGCCAACCACATCGAACTCACGGCCCTGGGCGAGCAGACCCGGGTTTTCCTCGGATCGAGCGGGAGGCCCCGATGACCACTCAGCGAGCCATTCGTGATGCCGTCCAGCCCCTGCTCCTGGCCATTCCTGGCATCGACCCGGGCCACGTGCACAGATCCCCCCGCCGGGACATCCCTGACGATGATCTCCCGGCCCTGTGCGTGTTCTCCTCCTCTGACCGCCCGGTGGACGCCGATGCCGACACCCAGATGATCCACGAGCGGGACTACACCCTGCGTGTGGAGGTCCTCGTCTCCGAGCGGTCGGAGGAGGACGCGACCGACTACCTGGCCGGGAAGGTCCGCAAGGCCCTCCTGGGCTCCGAGTGGATCGGAGGGGCCTCGTCCATCCAGTGGGCCGGCCAGACCTGGGACGGAGTGGAGGGCGGGGACCCGCTCTCCGGGACCGCCCTCGATTTCACTTTCCGCTACACCTACGACCCGGCCCAGGAGGCCTGATATGAACGCCATCTCCCACGGCTGCACCCGCAGTTTCAACGCGTCGAACCACCCGGCCTGCGAGGGCCTGGAACTCCCCGCCGACACCTCCACGCCCGTCACCCAGGAGCAGGCCGAATACCTGCGCCATCTGGCCGGCGTGGAGGTGACGGATCCCCCCAAGACCCCCAAGAAAGGAGCGTGAGCTATGGCCCTCGCAACCGGAATCAACAAGAATTCCATCCAGAACGCGCCCGGGAAAATCTACCTCCTGGCCGCCCCCACCACGGTCGTGGGCACCACCACGGTCGCCATCACGAAGGAACTCTACGCGAAATTCCTGCTGGACGGGGATATCCGCGGCCCCCTCGGTTCCGGGATCGTGGCCTACGGGACCATGAACAAGGCCGGCTACAAGGAAACCATCAAGGCGAAGGAGCTCATGGCCGAGCCCAACGCGGGCGGTGATTTCGTGGCTGCCTACGAGAGCATCGACTACGAGGCCACGTTCACGCTCCTCGAGGACGATGTGGACCACAGCAAGGACGTGCTGTCCGCCAGCACGGCCCAGGTCCTCACCATCACGGCCAGCTCCACCCAGGCCGGGCGCAGCACCCTGCTCGGGGGCGGCCAGAGGTTCCCAGCGGACCTCATGGCCCTGGTCCGCTGGCCCTCCAAGCAGTGCCCCGGGGAATTCATCCACACCCTCGTGCCCTGCTGCAACCTCAAGATCGACCAGAGCCGGGAGCGCAGCCGGGGCAAGCTCGGGGAAACCACCTACAAGCTCGTGGCCAAGGATTTCGAACTGCTGCCCGATCCCACCACCGGCCTGCCCGTGAAGTGGATCGAGGACTACGTCACGAACCCGAAGTCGTAAGGGGCCAGCATGCACGAACCCAAGAAGCTCACGCTGATCCACCTGGTAATGGGCCAGAAGCTCCTCGGCAAGCTCCAGGACGAGAACACGGCGATCCAGATGGTCGCCGTCTACAACGCCACGGGCGGCCAGCTGGTGCGGGCGAAGAAGGATCCCGATCTCATGCAGTCCCTCATCGACGGGGCCGCCGAGGTCGAGGCCTCCGAGGCCCAGGAGGTCCTCCGTGATTTTTTCGGACGTATCACGGGCTATATGAACGGCATCACGGATTCACTGCCCAAGGTGAGCCCGGAGATGGTGGAACTCGTGATGAAGATGCAGGGGAGGAAGACCCCGATCCCGGATCCGGTGGAGGAGACCCCGGAGGAGAGTCCGACCTCCTGATCCACCTCCTGGCGCCCGAGGCGGGCGGCGTCGATGCTGCCGCCCTCCTCGACGCTGACGAGGCCCTCCACTGGATCTCCCGGCTAATGAAGGACCGCGTGTTCGGAGCCTATGAGAAGGCCCTGGCCAACTGGCACGCGTCCCTGGGTCTTTTCTCGAATGGCGGGAAACCCCCGGACCCACCGAAACCTCCTGAGGACTGATCATGGCCAACGAACTGAAACTCCAGATCACTGCTGACGGGGCCCAGGCCCTGGCGGCGCTGGAGAGCCTGACTGGGGCAGTGAAGTCCACGGCGGGCCAGATCGAGGGGCACTTCTCCACCGCTACCCATGCGGTGGAGAACCTGTACGCTCCCATTGCCAAGGTGATCGCCGTCCTGGGGGGCGGGGCCCTGTTCAAGAAGGAGATCGGCGAGGCGGTAGATTTCTCGAAGGAGGTCTCCGCACTGGGCCGGGTCCTGGGTGTCACCAGCGAGGAGGCCAGCGCCACGGCCGTCGCCATCGCCTCAATCTTCGGGGACGTGGAGGGGTTCCTGGCCGGATCTTCGAAGATGATCCGGACCCTGAACAAGAACGAGGATGCGATCAAGAAAATGGGGATCGCCACCCGTGATTCGAATGGTCATTTCCGGTCCGCTCCTGACCTGATCGCCGCCATCAATGAGCGGCTGGGCCAGTACAAGGAGGGCATCGACCGGGACGCCGCCGCGCAGATGGTCTACGGGCGCGGGTATCTCGAGATGCTCAAGTACGTGAAATTGACGCCCGAGGTCATGGACGCAGCGCGTGAGAAGGCCCGAGAGCTGGGCCTGGAGATGTCCTCCCAGGAGCAGTCCACGATCAAGGGCTACCGGTCCGGGATGGTGGGCGTCCACGAGACGCTCAAGGCCTTCGCCGTCCGGGTCTCCCTGGAGGTTATGCCCACCCTCACCGCAGCGAGCCACTGGTTCGAGGCCCAGGGCCCTGCGGCGATCAAGACCACCGTGAACGCCCTCCAGGCCGCCTCCACGGCGCTCTCCTATCATTCCGTCCAGGCGGGGATCCTGCTTGTGCTCCTCCGGGGGCCGGTGCTCTCTGCCTGGTCTGCGGCCTCTGCCGCCGTCCTCCGGTTCACCTACGTCCTGCAGCGCGAGCTGGTGGTCGCGGCCCTGGAGGGGACCTCCCGCCTGGGGGCCATGGCCAGCACGGTCACAACGTTCATCAACCCCTGGGTCCTGGCCGCCGCGGCTGTCGTGGCTCTCGGGTTCGCCATCGAATACATGAGCCGAGAATCTGAGCGACATGCGGCGAATTTCAAGCGGGCCAGCCAGGAGCAGCTGGACGCTCTGCGCAAGCAGCACTCGGCCATGGCAGACGTGGTCCGCCTGGAGGACTCCCTGTCCACCGCGAAGAGCGGCCAAGAGAAGATCCAGGAACGCCTCCAGATCCAGACGGACAAGCTGCTCCAGGAATATCCCGGGCTGATCCAGTTCCTGAAGGACGAGGCCGGCCACCGCAGGACGATCACCGAGGCCGTGAAGGCCTACAACGATGAGATGGAGCGCAAGACCCGCCAGGACGCAGCCACGGAGGAGGCCTCCCTCAAGATTTTCCAGAGCGAGATCGACCGATACAAGGCCTTCAACGCAGGGCACGAGCGGGAGATCGCTGCGGGCGTGAACCAGTACCGCCTGAACGAGATCCAGAAGCTGCAGGCCTACAACAACGCCCAGATCGCTGAGAATCAGAAGTACTACGATCGGCAGGTCAAG